ATTCATTCAATCTTCAACTTCTAGATTGTTACATCGGCGCGAGCATTCTTCTGGTGGAACGGATACCGATATTAGCATGTATAATTCTCGTGTAGATGTTAATAAAGAAATGCGTGGTGTTGCTACCACGTCTAGTTCTAATGCCTTAGCATTCACTACAAAAGGATACGTTGATGGTGATCGAGATTTGAAAGCAACCGATGCAGGTGGTATTGAATTTTCTGGCGGTTCTGAAATCACGGCTGGAACGACTAACGTTGAAATTAAAATTGGAAGCGTAGTATGTGCGCAGTTCCAGAATACAGGGACAGACAATTTACTAACAATTTTCGGTGGAACTTCCGAAGCTGGTAGAATCCGCATACAAGAACAAACCACAAATGGAAGCAACTTTATCGAGTTAAGACCACCATCAGCCCTTTCTGGAAATGCGTTTTACGTACTGCCAGCAACTATGGGTACAGTGGGGCAAGTTTTATCTTTGACAGCAGTTTCTGGAGTTACTGGAACGTGTGGTTGGGTGAATCCTTAATTAATATGAAAATTGACTTTAATTACTTAGCGTAAATTATTTTATAATCCGAAAATGAATTTGTTTCACTTGTGCATCGTGCGCGAAGCATATCAGCATCAACTTCGAGTTCTTTTGCAGCAATAGTAACGGTTTCATATCGCTTGCCTTTGATTTCAACATAGTCAACAACTCGTTTTTTATTGCGGTTGTGATTGGCTCTTTGTGGTGGTCGTTTTTGTTTGAATCCTTTATCGGCTAATAATAATTGAGTCCACTTATCAATATAGGTGATTGCATCTTTCTTATTTGAAAATTCTGAAAGCACCTCTATCGTACATTTTTGAGAGTGATCGAAATCTGAAACCACTTTCTGTATATCTTCTGTCATGGAGATATTTAAAATATCGCCTGAAAAAGAACGTACTATATAAACGCGAATCATGATTGCACCTTGTTAGCGCCACGAATTAAATCGTGGGTGTGCTCTGTAAATATTTTATCGGCTCTAATCTTCTGTGTATATGTGATTCCAATGCCGTGTTTCTTTGCCAGTATTTTAATTACTCCATCATCTACATAAACTGCCTTTATACTAGCGATCTTTTCAGGAGTTTGATGTTTATCTTTCATCTCCATATTCTGTTTATGTGTGCCTTGAAAAATATGAAACGGTGAAACGCATTTTCTATGAAGTCCATTATTTTCACATTCTTCAATGTGGCATATCACGTTATCAGTTTTGATTGAGTCGGGGTAGAACGTTTCATATGAAAAACGAATTGCAGACATCATCCTACCTGTGTAGGAAGTAGGTTCGAAACCTTTTGCGGTGTGACTGTTGCCATTGGAAGGTCTGATGGTTGGGTTCTCTAGCCCAGCATAAAGCGGATATGAATAATTTCTATTTTGAGTATATGCACCTTTCCATTGCCAACATTCTGTTTTTATATCACCTTCAGGGAATTTAATTTTATCTAAGAATCGTCTGATTCTCATGTTCGATACATTCTTTGAATTAATTATTTCAGGGAAATCTGGATGATAGACATCTGTTATCAGGTTTGCTGCCAGCGTTAAGTCTTTTGTTACTTTCAGGTGACACTGGTTATTGCGGATACTACCGATTGTGTGGTGATTAATACCAGTGATATTAGATATCTCTTTATTAGTTCCGCAAAATTCGTATATAAATTTTATGAGTTCAGGATTATTCTTCAGCATATACGTATATATGATGAAAAAAAGTTAACGTTATTTGCGTGATAAACTACGTAAGGATTGAACTTTTATTCTTGTGATGCCCTGATTGTTTTTACGTGCCAAATTAATTTGGTGGGCAAAATGTGAAGGATTAACACACTCAAAATCTGAACACTTTCGTGTGATTGTTCCCGTTTTCGCAACGTTCCGCCGAAAAAACCACAGCAGAAACACATGTGGTTTTAAATAGTACTCACCAACTTTCACAGTTCTAGGGCCACTCCATCTCCAGCAATCATCATCATCATCTGATTTCACAAGATGTTTTCGAATGTAATTATTCAACTCGATTTCTAATTGAGTGTTTTGGGCGATGATAATTCTTCTTTGCATGTCTATATTTACACTTAAAACATGCTCGTGTCAGAGTGATAACTACTGATATCGAAACAGGATATCAATATGAGTTTTCAGAAAGCAGGCTACCCAAAATCAAAACATAAAGCACAGCGCAATCACGGCATTAAAGCTCGTATAAAAGGTCGCGAGCGGTCGCCGATGTACCAGCCTTTCTATCGGTATCTGAAGGAAGCAGATAAGAAGGTTGCAAAGTAAGTGCTGCTGTCTATCGATCAAAGTATTAGCTGTACGGGAATTACTATCTTTTCAGATGGTGAATTAATATTTTTTGAATGCATTAAAACTGATAAGGAAACAGGTTCGAATGTATTTCGAATTAACCTGATTGCAAATCGAATATTGGAGCTGTATGAACAATACAAATGCAACAGCGTTGTATGTGAAGGTCTTGCATATGGCAGTGTGGGGGATGCAACTCGAAATCTAGCAGCATTGCTTGGAGTTATCGAAGATCGTATGTTTGAATTAGGTGTTGATACCATTCCGAAGATGACACCCACATCAGTAAAAAAACATGCTGGTGGTGGTAAATTTTCGAAGAAAGAAATGTTTAATGCTTTGCCTGATGATATTCAAAAATTGTTCTTGGCAAAACATGCTCGAACTTCTGGAAGTTATGATCTAGCTGATTCGTATTGGATAGGGCAGTTGTTTATATCTCAAGCATCGTGATTTCACCAGTGCATTCGTTTAAAAGTTTTATTTCGTTCGTATACTTTATAAACGCCCAACGTGATCGTCCATTGATTGGGTGGTAATAATTAGGTTTTATTTCTGGCCTGTTGCCAACAAAGGTGAACGTTCCATTCTCCACACTATAGTTTGCACAATCAGGAATTTCTTGGAAGTCGATAATCACAACGCTATCGTTATATTTTAGAATTTCAATAGGTGGTGTCAAACCTGAAAGTAAAAACCACGAGCATATCATTACCACAATTGAATATCCGATGATCAATTTATCAGAATTGATTTTTTGGAACATCAAATGGACCATATATCGAAAATATTAAGTCACCAGATTTAATATGTTGAGTTCCAACTTCATCGTCATCTCGTTCAATTAAATAATCACCACATACGTGTTGTGAGATTACTCGAACCTCAGTCACTGTTTTACCTTGCAGTTCTGGTGTTTCGCCCCAATCCCATTGCCAGAATTTCATATCTGTTCTAAAGAATGATCGTGGGTCAGATGAAACTTTTGGCACTCGCACGAAATTGAAATCTGCAAGGTATAATCGGCTGTCGGCTGTTTTAACGTATCCCACTGGACTGTTAAATATAAAGCCACAATCGCGTATTTTTATGCCTGATGCTGAGTAAGTTATTGATGTAGCTGTTTGTTCAACAACTTTAACTTTAACTCTTATAATAGCAGGAAACTTACTAACCATATATACAGCTAGAAGCATAACCACGGTCACTGCAATAACCGCTTTCCACGAATTTTTATTAAAGCCAGCACGTTTTGCAGCTCTTGTATGGACGTTTGACATAATTTGATTACTTTCGCTGGACTCTAAATGGACCAATCACAGAAAATCGTAAATCACCAGTAATTGAGTGCCCACCAATTTCATCATCGACAGCCACCACGGAATTTGTACCACACACATTTTGTGATAATAATAATACTTCGTATGCTAATTTATCTTTCATCTCTGGATTATTGCTCCAATCCCAACGCCATACACCAAAGTGTGTTCTAAAAGGTGATCTATCTCTTGAACGATTAACGGATATATCTGGATATCCAAAGTCTGTAATTTTTCTTATGCCGTATTCAGTTCTTACGAATCCAGTTGGACTGCTTGGAACATAGGCACAATCTCGAATTTTAATTCCAGACACAGCAAGAGAAACTGATGTGTCAGTCAATTCAACTATTTCCGCTTTTTGCCAGATGATGATTGGCAATTTGCTCGAAAAATATGTTACTGCCCACAATAAACATAACCCTACGATTATTGACTTCCATATATTTTTATTAAAACCAGCGCGGTTTGCTGCTGATCTATTCTTGTTATCCACTTTAATGGAACAGGCCGAACGTATGAAGGATTGCTGAAATGCTAAAACTCACCACTGAACACAAAAAAATCATCTTCCACAAATGTTTATTGAAACCTGCTTTTTGCGCAGCCATTGCGTGCTCGTGAATAATTTGTTCGAGACTTTTTTCATCATCAATCTGTTGTTGGTTATTGCTCATTGTTTGCTCCAAAATCTTTAGGAGGTTGGTCTGGTTGAACACTCCAATCGTCTACCTCTTGTTTGTGTTGTGTTGGTTGTTGTTCTGGTGTTTTTGTCTCAGAAGTCTTTTTTCTTAGCATATCCATAAGTATGTCGAATAAAGTGGCCATCCCGTTGACCCCTAAAAACGAGCCCATCCCACTGAGGCCCACAAGCACTGGATAGCTATCAATAAATTGGTGCGCTAGCAAAAAGAATACTGTTCCCGAAAACATACTGGATAAAAAATCATAAGCAATTTCGAGTTTGCTTACCTTGCGACCATCACCATTAGCATTATCGATCATTGATTTTAGGACTTTAATTAAGCTGCCACCAAAGACAACAAGGCCAAAACCTGCGTTAGCGAAAATGTATTCTAAAATCATGAATCAGCCTTTAATTAATTATGTATAGAGTATTTAGTCGCTAGGGTGCGCCAGAACAGGACACGATTAGAGGCTTCACTAATTGTAAAAAGAGGGGAAGTGGTGATTAAAACAGTTGGTGACTGGCCTACGGCCAGGAACTGGCGTTCCTGACCCAACGATTTAAGACTGTCTATAGGTTCGTGAGCGGACAGTGCAGATCGTGTCCACGGTCAGTCCGTCGATATCAGCATCCGTGTGGTCTTGCCAGTACCACATCACCTTTGGGTTGTATCTTAGGTGATCGACTGCTGGATACTTGTCTGTTATCACCGGCACATGTTCCACGGTCGCGCAATCTATCCATGCTGATCTGTTCTTATCTCCACCATTGAAAATCACTCTGGACGCTGCCTTGTTGTTATATAGATGGCAGTCGGTCATTATCAGGCTTTCATCGATTGGGTTTGAGTAGTATCGTTCACCCGTAACGGTATTCGTGATTTCCCACCATTCTTTGTAGTCGCCATTTTGGAGATTAAATCGCACTGTAAACTTTTTCATTTTATTATCCTCTGGCTGGGATAATCTCCCAGCCGTGGTTGGTTATAGTTATTAGCCCAGATACGGTTGCATCAGGCTACGAAATTCTTCTGGATCCATGCAGTGGCGAGCATGGTCAAGCAGTTCATCCATTGGCATCAGCTCGGACAGATCAGGCATATCAATCTGCTCAACACTGTTATCACTGGCGACCAGATAGGCCAGTAGGTATTCACCGTCATATCCTTCTCTGATGATGACCATGACAGCGTTATCAGCCGTCGATGGGCCAGTCCACGAGTAGTGGAGTTCTATGCTTGGGTCGTCGATGGGATTACCATCATCATCAAGTAGTGCCTTAATTGGGTTGGTGAACGAATTCAGGGTATACACGCCACGTTCGTTTATTAAACGACCGAATAGGTCTTTCGTTACAGGGTCATGGATGCATTGCTTTGCGTATCCAAAGGTGCGGGTGAGCGCTGTCATGTTGTCTGGTGGTACGATTTTAAGGTTACTCATAATATATATCCTGCTGGTCAATCCAGCGTTGTAATAGCGAAGTTGCTATGGGATGCATATTAGAGATAATACATTATGGATGTTGTGAGATTGAACACAGAATGCATTCCATAATGCATTATGGAATGATTTTAGATCAATTATGTGCGGGTGCACACAGATCTACATACTCATTGAATAGAGTATTAAAATTGTGGGTCAGTTACGTTCCTCTGACCTTTAATTTGCTAGACCAGAAAGAGGCCAGCATAGGAGCATTCGAAAACTCCTACACTGGCATTTCCTTTAACATCATGAGTATTAGTCGCTGGTACTGAACCTGAGAAATAACTAGACAATTAAGTTAATTTATCCAGTACCTGCGACTGAGAAAGATTCTGATCCTTTTGAAAAATTAATTCTGGTAATGGGCCGCATTTTTAAAATCACAAACTGCCCACCTCACTGCACAGATTTTCTAAAAAATTTCATGGAATTGTCTGAAAATTGACCATTTCAGTGGGTTTGAGAAGGTTGAAACTGATACTATTGATTAAATTCTGAGCAAAGTACCAACCGCATATGCCGTTTCTGGTGTGCTACCTTGAACCAGCCGTCGAAAAAGGCCACTATTTGTCTTATTTTTCAATGGCTTATAAACTTCTGCACATCAAATCTGCTTCTCTGTTTGCATTAATTAAATCATATAATTCATTAAAACGGCTCTATAATGGGCCTAATATGATTGAATACTGCACAGATAACTGCTTCATTTGTGATCAATTGCTCAGATTTTGCTGAACCTATTTTGTAATATAACGCATATTGCATTTAAGCATTAATTACTGGAGAATTGACCATGAGTACCGATATTAATATTAAAGATCTTCGAAAAACCTATGATTCAGCCATAACCCATAAAAAAGGCACGAAAAACCTATGGTGTCGGTTTAGCTCTAAGGGATTAAAGGTTGATTGTAGTACAAAGACGGACAATTGGGATGAAGCACAGGAATTTGTGCTGCTAAAACGTCAGGAGATTGCAGATCAACACGTTCATGGCAAAAAGAACATTGTTACCTTTGATGAAGCATGGCAATTATATGTGGATACGTTTGCAGCTAACTGGTCAGCGTCAAAATCCACAGAGAAAAACGATAGAAACATGTTTGACAGGATGACAGGTCAGATGGTGATTAGATCAACGATTCCGACCGTTAAAGAGCTGGCAGTTGACCCAACACTGGTTCCTACATATTGGACGCCAATGAGTGTTGATTGTTTATCGAAAGTGGATTCAGTTGTCTTACAAAACTTGCATTCAACTCGGATTAAAGAGGGTGCATCACGTAGCCAGTCAAAAGCTGAAATTGATTTCATTAAAAGGCTAATTAAATGTATGCATCGATACAAAAAGAAGGTTCCAGCAATGGATACATTGGTTGTCACTATCAAAGCGGTCAAGAATAATCGTCGCAGGATGGTCACGGCTGCTGAAATTTTAGAAATTGTGTCATACATGAATGAAGATGATGCTGATTACATACTGGCGTTGGCTTTCTCAGGTAGTCGATCAATGGAAATGGCAAAAGCTAAGTGGTCTAGTGTTGAAATGGATGCCAACAACAATCTACTGTCAATTTGGTTGTATAACGAGAAAACTGATGAAATTTACTCAAAACCATTGGTTGATGAAAGTGGCAATCTATTGTTATTCGGTGAATTGCTGACAAAACGCTTTAAAAACCGTGAAAAACAGTTCGATTGGATATTTCCTATGCAGACAAAACCTGAAAAACATCGTAACCAGAGTACTGATTTTTGGCACAAGGCGATATCCAACACGACAATTAATGACCCTGAAACAGTTGCATTAATTAAAAATAACGGTGAAAAGCTGGTTCCACATCACTTGAGGCACTTTGCAGGCCAGCAGTTGGCTTCTCAGGGACTTTCACAGTACGTTATACAAAGGCATTTGAACCATGCCGATGGACGAACAGCCGCTATGTACATGGATCAGGTGGAGAATCCAGTGGCAAAGCAGACAATGAGCAACATCGATAGTTTATTTAAAAATGAAGGTAAATCGTAATGAAAAAAGGTGACGTAATAACATTAAAAAGTGGTCGTGATTTTGAACTGCCATTTAAGCCGGTCAAGGCGTCGGGTCAAGGTGCTGGAAGGACGTGGAAGGGCGTCACAGATGATCACTGGCGTTCTTTATATGATGCACTGGCTGACTATAAGAGTGTCGAACGTAACGAGGTGTGTAAGCACTACGGTTGTTCATATCAGAAACTTTTGAAGATGTTTCAAAGTTCAGTTCCAGTTAAATCTGTGGCTGGTTCGACGCCACTTGCGAGGATTGATGTCATAAATTCTAAAATATCCAAACATGAGAATGCAATTGCAGAACTGCGAGCGGAGCTGTCAGGCTTGAAAGAGGATGCAAAGCAGGAATTAATGTTGCAAATGGCGGAGTTAGATAAGTTATAAAAGAATGGCCCGACCAGTCTACGCAGGCGTCATCTGACGAACGGTGGAGGGTCGGGCTATTCAGTACACCTTAGATGAATGTAAACGTATTTAGTGTCAAAGATAAAGCCGGTGCAATGCCGGTTTTTTTATGCGCGATGTATACATGTCCTATTTAATATTTTAATTATAGTACTTGCTGTAATTAATCTGCGGCGAACCTCTCAAATCTGAGCATCAAATTATATAATCATATCAATGTGGTGGATTAATTATATATTATGCGATAGGCTTTTCGCTCAACTTAATTAATTACAGAAAATTATATATGAAAGACAATTATTTTTATACAGAAGAAAACGTGGTTGGCTTTAAGTCCACCATCGACCAGATAAAAGCCGCACGACTAGCGGAAGAAAATCCAAGCATCGAAGAATTGACAGAAGAAAGGCAGATCACGAATAGAGATGTTGCGCGTCGTGAAGTTGCGTGTGGTAGTAACGCCGATCATTTTAAAGTGTAAATAGAAGTCATGCCAATCTCTATAGAACAATTTCAAGACTTTCTAGAATCCCAGACTGATGATCTAGCAAAATGTATTGCTTATGATCTGCTTTATGAGAATTATGATAACGGTATGTTATTACTTGTTGAATTTTTTGAAAGTGTTCCAATGCAGCTTCAAAAACACATTTTAATGTATTTTCAAATAATAGAAAATGATCTTGAGTGGCCTAATATAAATGTGGTAGCAAATAAGCTAGTTCCATATGTTGATACTGATGTGATTGAGGAAGTGTTTTTTCGATTTCAATGGCAAAATCCCAAATTTAACAAGTGGATTTTGAAGTTTTTTTATTATTTCCATTATGAATCTGATATTGAAACAATGGTGAAGATATGACTAATCCTGATATTCAAAAACTTATTGACGCCAAGTTTAAGAGATGGTGTGAGAGTGCACTGATGTTAAGTTTAAAAGAGAACAGTCCAAAATCATTTAAATCACTTAAACCAAAACTCAAGCGGTTTATAGAGAAAGAGTTTGGTGTGAAGGATAAGTCTGACAATGACAGTTAGTATCGATGATTTAAAACGAACCTTGACGTATTGGTACGAACAAGATTTTTTCGATTGTCGAATTGTTATTGATCGTTTTAATGCTGAAATTGCAATTTTAGAAGAAACTGATTACGAAACACTGCATCGATTTTTTACTGAAGTTGATTCTATCGTTCAATATCATTTTTTATGTGCCGGTGAGATTTTTTGGATGCATGATAATGATGGAGAATTTGTTGATAACTTTACTTTTGATACTTCTGTGGAGTATGAACGCATATACGACTATTTTACTGGTGATCAAGTTGATGACCTTAGTTGTTTTTTTGATATTCCAACGAATTATAACAAGAGGGAAAGTACTACTAGAGCTTTAGTGCATTATTTCTATTTTAATAGCATTGCAGATGAATTGGAGAAGCTATGACTGATAAACACAATGATTATGAATTTAACAAAAAACAAAACGACGCCTATTGGAAAGAGCAGGTTAAAAAAGATTTTCCTTCAAAACAGCACTGTAGATGCAGAAAATGCCTTTACTGTACTGATGGTGGTCGAATCTATCAAGCGTTGAGAAAGTTTTACCTAACTAATGCTGAAATGTTTATTCGTACCGATGATGAATTTACTTCTAGATTGGAAACTGATCAGGAAGTTACTGATCGTATAAATCGAATTAAGAACCGTGAAGGCTTAGATATGGACGCATTAAAACGCAAACGTTCTATATTGCGGCCAGAGATTGAACAATTTTGGAAGGACAAAGACAAACTTGTTTTTGAATTATACGATGATTTTAATAAACGAAAAGCGGCTAACGCTAATCAATAAAGAGGAATTATAAGATGCATAAATTACGTGGATATACTCCAATCGTGTTTGATAAGACACATGTAGATTATGACAAATTTTCATTTAACCAAAAACTCAGTGAAGGTTCTGATGAAGTGGTTGATGATGTATGGAACAAATTGATTTCTGATCTTGATCATATTTCTAAGCAATGTAGTGAAGTGCAAAACGATCTTTTACAAAAAGAATATTTTGAATCACTGTTGCAACAGCGTGAAACACTGATTGGAAAGATAAAGGCGTGTGAACGTGAATGGAATAAACGACGTAAAAAGTTAGAGCAAGCATTTAAAGATGCGTTTCCTAATGAAAAAGAAATGGTTAAAAAAGCATGGGTTGATTATATGGAGAATGGTGAGGTTGTCAGACGTTTAGTTAATAACCCTGCATATGAAAGACAGCGCAACAAAGATGATCCAGATAGCTCTTTCTTGGTGAGCAAATGAGTGAACCTTTCGACCCGTATACTGATTCGTTTGAGTTTGCAACGTTTGTTAGTTACTGGGGTAATAATCCTAATTTTGTAAAGATGACGTGGAATGGACTCCAAAGTTATTTTCGTAATCCTAAACACACTGATATTGATGCGTTTGATAAAACCATTGAACAAATTTACGCTCGCAAAAAAGAAATTTCCAGAAAGTATAAACGCTATATATCTGGTGCTTCTTATTACACACTGACTGATAGAAAACTATTAGATAACTTAGGTGGAAACAAAACGTTCCGATGTAATCCTAATGTTGCAAGAATGAACATGTTGATTCTTGACTATGATCGTGAAAGCAACCCAGAGAAGTTCTTTAAAAAGTTCAGAGATTTAAAAATCAAATGTATTATCTATCCAAGTGTTGGAAATGGTTATACAACTTTCACTGAAAAACATGCTGATGCTTGGAACAAAGATTTTAATGCAGGAAAAATATCTACCAAGTTCGATAGACAATTATTAAACAGAACTATCTACAAATACAGAGTTGTTATTCCATTTGCTGAATCTATTGGTGTGGATGAATGGAATCAAAAGAAAGACCATGCAAAGATTATCTTTGGAGATATAGATACTTCGTGTTTAACTGATTCGCAATCTCAAGGTCTACCATTAACCTGTGATTATGACCCGTATCCGTATAAGAAGCATCTTAGAATTATGGACGCTAAGGATGCATCGTTCTTAGATATAAAATCATGGCCTGTTGTCACTGAACTTAGAACTAACCAGAAGGGAAAGAACTACACTTCATCAGGTAAAGGTTTCCACAACACTAGAACCTTCTATCCAGACACAACACTTGAAGATGAAAATGAAAATCCATTTAGTGTTGATAGTATTGCCAATGGTGTTGACATGCAGATTAAAATTATGTGTCCTGCAAAAATACACCTTGAAGATGGAAATCCAAACAAGCGCAGACAAACGGCTTTCCTACATATAGATAGCTACGATCACACGTCTAATGCATATGATGCTGCAAACTATAACTGTCTAGTTAATACATGCGAGGCGCACACGTCAGTTCGAATGACCATGCCAGCCTTATATGAAGAACGTTTATATGATATCGATTTTAATAAGTGCAAAAAATCAGCACTCAAAGACACTGATGGTTACGATACGGATGATATTTATTTTGGATTAACCTTCCCAGATGGAACCCTGCTTAGTGTTTTAACAGTCGAAGAAATGTCTGAAAGATTTAAAAAGATGAAGTTCTTCGATAAAAATTATTATTACATTAAGCAATGTGTTGAAAAGGCATTGCACAAACAAAAATTAATCGATGCCAAAGAAGATGCAATCTTTGATGTTGAATATGATTCTGAATTTGTTAGAAAACCACCAATCGTGCACAGTGTTAATAGATTGGATATCAAACAAAATCCAATGATCAGAAAGTTAAAGAACGCAGTCTTTAAAAATATGATCAATGCTAAACAGTTTGTTCACACTGACAGAGTATTACTAACTGATGAAGAAGGTACTGGCAAATCATCTTTCGCGTTATACGTGGCCGGTAGAATGAAAGTCAATTCTGTGTTTGCTTGTGCGAGTTGGGTGCAAGCTCATGAACAATTCAAATCATTTAAAAAAACAGCAAAGGAATGTGATGTTGACGTTGATATAGTCATGCATATATCAGAAGATCAAATGATCAGGGACAGATGCCCAAAATATAATCCCAAGTATTCAAAGGCAAAGCCGTTCGAGTCAGGCGAAATAGATCGTGGACGTAAATTAGAAGCGATTAAAAAACATTTGTCTCATGATGAAGCCAATGAATTATTAAGAGAGTGTGAGGATGCGTACAAAAAACAAAGTGATGATTTCAAAGAATTGAAAGCCAATAGTGACAGCATCATTGTTATTACTACACACGCAATGATTGCTGGCATTAATGCGCAGATAAGATCACTTGACCCACAATCACCCACTGAATTAACTAAGAACAAACAAAAGGTCAAGATCACCTTTAAAGATAAGACCAATCCGTTTATTGACTTTCTTATTTGGATTGATGATGCCAAAAGAGATATGTTTGAAAATTATATGCCAGTGTCTGTTGCCAAAGAGAAACGAATTAAAGATTCATCACCACAATATGATACTTACAATGGAATGTTGTATTACGAAGATCCAGAAACCGATCTTGAAGAAAATGACATTGTTTTCGAGAGATTTAATAATAAGCATTACTTCGAGCGCAGACAATCACAGGTCTATGGTGAGTTCTTAAAAGCCAATATGCTCATATTCACGACCACTGAGTTTATGTGCAGCGAATTAATTAAAAGAACATACCCAACAATAAAAGCACCCAAGCTGATTGACGATGTAAGACTCTCTGCTGGGCGTTCTCATTTGATGGGCACTGACATGGTGAGTGCTGATAACGATGGAATTATACCCATTATAGTGGACAGATTGAATGCATCCATACCTGATGTAAAAGATCAGTACACTTTAATCGGAAATGGGTTTGGTTCTACAGACAATCTATCCAATTCCAAAGGCCAAAATTCATACATGGGAAAGAATTTAATTATCGAGGTTTCACAACCACATCCAAGTGTAGTGGCTCGATATCGATCACTTGAATTCAATGGTGTCATGAGCACAACGATGGTCAAGCTAGTGTTACTGTTGGATGATATGCATCAGGCCATTGGACGAAATGGTGGACATAGATACCGAGGAAATACACACCAGATTGTGTTAGTACCTAATGGGAAAATGTTGGGTGATATAGTAGATTATTCGAGATATTATTTTAATTCTGTTGATAACATGGATGCGGATTCTATACCATCATTTGATACAGATCGACAGGAAGATATGGGTCTGTTTAATGATGTTGTGGCCCAAGTCAAGAACGACATTTACAACAAATCGTTCTTAGATGATATTAAAAGTCATATTGAAAAGTCGGCTGATCATTATAAAAAAGATCAGTTTTTATATCGACTAGAGAAGTTTTTTAATGCAAGGATTGATGAATTAATGACTGATCTTGATCGAGTGGAAGTCAATTATAAAATTAAAAAGGAACGAACCAGAGCTGAAAAACGGATTAAAAAACGGATTAAAAACTGTCATGATATAACGCATTCGATAAGAAAAATGGTCACTTAATAGGGCTGATTTTGAAGGCAAAAATCGAGAATTAACGAAATTTCTGCCCTCGATTCTGCCGCACTAAAACACTGAGAGGTATATAAACAAAGGGAAATAGCGAAAAGCTGGTTTCTGGGCGTAACATATATATATATAAGACTTCATTTTTTCATCTTCACCTTTGTCAGTTGTTATATCTCGGTATATCTCAGTTATTGATTTGTTCGTTTACAACTGCTCATGCATTTATCAGTACTTCCATAGCTTGGCAAATTAATTATTATAATTAATCCATCAAACAGTGGTAATTAAATATCACACGTTTTATAATACAGCTTCACTTGAACGAGATTGTTATGCCACGTAAAAAGAAATTCCTCCAAGACCCATCTGCAATATCTCTGTTCCAGAAAACCATCCAATCAATCTCCGATGAAAAATCCAACATCGAAGCACAGCAACTCGAACTTCGTAAATTAAAATTAAAACAGCGCGACAAAGAGAATGATCTATGGATGTCGTTTCGAAGGATGCAACAAATCTGACCAACAACGTGGTTGAATTTGAGCACTAAGTAATAATAACAATAGAGGATTTTAAATATGATTTTATATACGTTGTTGGTTATCAGTTGTGTGTTGTCATTTGTTTATTGGTGTCACCTTCGGTGTTGGATTAATGTTGAAATTAATCCTGAACTAGAGGAAGCGAACCCAATACATATTTTTAGAAATGCAGCAGATGAATTGCACTTGGAAGCTATGATGTACGGATTTACAAATAAATTAGTTGAAAAGCTAGAGCCTGATGTTAAACACTCAGAAACAATGTTGACTCATCGCTTGGAGACTGTGTTAACTCTAAAAGAAAATGGCACATCACAGAATTCATTTTCAATTCAAGTCAAAGGTATCTTGCAGTCTAAGCACGAGGATGGCAGCTTGAAACTTGAGAATGTCACTGGTGATTATAACCATGAGACAGAGCTGTTGGAGATATCAAGTAGAGTTCCCATGAGCACTGAGGATATTGCAAAGATTGATATGATCGATCAAAACTGGATTGTTGGCCCAGTAGTTTATAAAGATAGTGCTTGAGGATTAATAAATGCCACGTAATCCACCACCACCAAATAAAATATCTGCTTCTGATCTGACCAAATACAGACGGATCAAACAAAGAGGTGACACCGATGGTGATTCGTTCTTCAAGAAAGTACGGAACAAACGATTCATGCAAAGGATGAACGAAATACTGAACAGAGAGAAAATTAACGAATTAAAAAATGCACTCAATGCAATGGACAAACTATGACAGATGAAATATTAAAAGCAATACTACTACGAGCTATATGCAATTCACTTGAAGATGGAATGAAGATCATTCTTTCAGAGGATGGAAAACCGACGATCTGTTATAGGCGTGAAGGATTTGAATCAATCAAACGACTGGTCAAGAATTCAGATTCAATTATCGAGGCCATTAACAAAGTTGAATCAATGGCAGAAGAACCAGTCTATGGAGAGGTGTCATGACATTACCAGCAATACTATTCGTAGTTGGTGTATTAGTTGGATACGGTAAAGTAGATTACCTAGCGATTACTATAATAGTTGTAGTGCTATTGCTGATGATTTTATTTCATACCGATCCGAGTGCACTCGAAACCATCTCATGTTCTGTTAAAGAACTAACTACCACATGACTAAAAATAAAACTTACGTACTTGGACAGGACGAACCAATCGAATGTGAGGACTCCATCGAATGTAGTGACCTACACGACCCCAACATCGAGGAAATAGCTGAACGGATAGGCAAACAGATTGAGCGAGAAAACAATGAAACCGCTGCCAAACAAACAATTAAAGAACTAGATGATATCTAATTTCATCACCACGATGCGAGGCTGATCCACCATTCAACGATCACACCATCAGATGTACAATCACACCAGATGAGCGTACAGGAGCTTAAAGAGCAGCACAGAGAACATGAACTCCATCCGAAATTTAATTACAGCACAAAAACAATCAACATTTTATATCGTGATTGGTTCTGTGGATCACTTCAACGTAATCAAATCCATAATTTAATATAATATCTGTACTGTATGTGGAGACAAGCGCCAAGAAGGAAGTGTGGGCGCATACATTAGGCTGGGCTTTCAGAGTCGCATGATTAATTATAACATAAAATCAAGCATCATAATTAATTAACAGTTATGACATGATGGATTATATCACCACTGCCCACCTCTTAACCGACTTCACATAATCAATTATTAATTATTCTTCAATAGAATCAATCACATACGACATTATTATTGATTTTATCCATTAATTCTACCGATTGCCGGTTATTACAGATGATGGATTGATGACTGGTGGGATCGAATCGCGTGATAGAGTTATCATTATTCGATGTGATTCAACAATTAAATCATAATACATTACAAAATGCAAGTACTATCGTAGGTATGATCTAGATTGTAGTTGTTTTTATACCACATTAACTGGTATACATTGGGATGTAATCGACAATCGGATGGAGTTAACAAAATCAATTAAAATTGTAGACGGATATACATTGTGATCGAGTTAACAAATCAAGCATTTAGTTAATGATCAGAAATGTAGACTGGTTCCTTGCAATTCCATATGTATGATCTAGAAATTTTCAGAATTATCTTACCGTTTTGGCTAGGGGTTCACAAAAAACATTTGAGAAATGCTGATTGGTTCTCATTTTTAGCGGACTTTCATCGCAAAAATTTAAAAAATGTGACCTAGTTAACGAAAATCGCGCCATCTCTGTAAACGAACCAACCAGTATCTCAATAACAATTTAATCATACTTTAATCGTACCAAATCACGCCACGCAACCGTAATACATTATCCAGTACTGTTTAATAATACTTTTATACCGTAATTGGTTCGATACTAGACCACTGTACATCCATACAGTACCAAACCCGTCAATACATCTACTTACCATTGATCATATCTTTATTAAATAAGGGTATGAACCAATTAAAACACAAATCATCACCAATCATCGTCCATGCCCCTGTTGCACGAGCCAAACGGTACAAAACAAATCTATTCATCGAACATCTATCCACGATAGGCATCAGTGCTGAATTGATTCCTGTGCCGTTCTCTATGCATGTCAACGCCTATGTGAAAGAACACGGTTGTTCATACCATGAAGCACGATATCAGATGATCAACACCAGCCTGAACAAATTAAATGTTGATGTGATTATTGTGGATATCAAGTACATCAAGGAAATGATACATCGCAACCCGCAATTAATTAACGATAACACCATTCAAACAATGGCTGATGATTGGGAAGCATCGTTCAAGGTCACAGCTACTGAAGTTGATCATGCCAGAAATATTATCGAGAAACGCAAGCTATCACCTCAACGCAAGAGTGAACTACTCAAACCAATGAGAGAGCATCTGCACGAATTAATTACCACTGATGAACAAAAAGCATTTAATGCAAAAACATTCAGAGACAGGTTAAACACATTAAACAAAATCCATGACCATGAAATGTTAATGGTGGAGTTAGTAGGCATATGAGCAAAGATATTAAAACAACCAAAAAGAAAGCCGCCAATTCTGGAGCACAACGCCAAGAAAAAGTCTTGCTGGATATCGTCGAGAAATCAGTTGCCCGAATGGAAGCCTACTCAGAGCTTGAGTCACCGCTAACGTTCCTATTAAAGCTCTATAACGATCCTAACACAGACCCAAAACTGGCTGAAAAAGCCGCCAATGATCTATTGCCATACATGCACAATCGAAAGGCCAAACGCATTGAATCTGAAGTGACAACCACAACCAACGTCAACGTTAAAGTCACCCATGAAAGAGCACTAGAGTCTCTGGATGAATTACTGGATATGAAACCACTGGATGATCTATCGAAAGAAATCAATAAAAACAAGAATGAAGCCTTAGACGGTGAATTCATCGAGAAAGAATAATGCAGAGAAAAGAACAATTTAATTCAGCACAGTCATACCTTGAAAGTCCGATTGACTTCGATATCCCTGATATTGAACCATTCCTTACTAAGATTAAAGAGTTTATTAATTTTGATGAAGATATAGAAGCATCTGTTGCTGAACAATTAAAAGTACATACTGAAAGGCACAAGATATGGAAAGTCATTCCTGATGATATAAAACTTGAGCTTGGATATAACGTCCGCTTCATTGGCAGACGTAAACAGCAAATATTAAAACCTGATGAAAACCCTGTAGTGATCTACAGCGCAGGCAGGGGATTCGGGGCTGGTGGCCTTTCATTTAACTAACATTATCTGAAAGGCCACCAGCCATTAAATGGAAAAACATTTTGTTTAGCTCAATACGCTAAAGAATTCGCAGAAACACATGCAGGATGCAAAATTAGCATCTGCGGACAAACCGCCTCAGACAATAGAAACACGATCATGCGCGGTAAGTCGGGAATTATTGCGCTATCACATCCAGCAAGAAAGCCTATCTATAACCCAAGTACTAAGACAGCCGTGTATGCAAATGGCTCGCAGATAACAACGTTCACTGGAGAACAACCCGATGGTATAGCAGGTTCAGAAGCACAGTTAATTCTAATTGATGAATTATTTTTGATGCCATACCAAAGAGAAGTCTATGACCAGTTGCAATTTACGCTTCGATTAGGTGGTGATGATGAACAGCAAGTTGTAATTGCATCCACGCCACGTCCGAGTGAACTAGCAAAAGAACTGTTGCAAGATTCTGATGATGTCACTGTTGTCACTGGTAGTTCAGGTGAGAACACCGCATTAACCAAAGGCTACATGAAGCGATTGCAGAAACGTTATGGTAATACTCGTCTAGGTCGCCAAGAAATGAATGCAGAACTTCTGCTTGATAATCCTGACAGTCTGTTTGAAAGTGAATCCATTGAAAAGAACAGAGTGACAAAACAATTCTTTAAATCAATATTTCATGAAGTTGAAAGAATTGTTATTGCAGTTGACCCATCGACCACCAATAACAAATCATCTGATCTATGTGGAATTTGTGTTGCAGCCAAAGTCGAAGATAGAGCATACGTTCTTGAAGATTTAAGTATTAAGGAATTGCCAGAACGATGGGCTGCTATCGTTGCAGATGCATACAACAGACATGGTGCATCAGCTTGCATCGCCGAGGTCAATCAAGGTGGAGACATGGTGGAGTTAGTGCTTAGACAACAAGACACCAACATGAACATTCAAAAGATACATGCACGAATTGGAAAGTACACACGAGCAGAACCAGTCTCAAATTTATACAGTCGTAATTTAATCTCACATGTGGGTGTGCATGAAAAACTCGAAGAAGAAATGGTCACATGGTCACCAAAATTAGGTCGGAACCAAAAGAGTCCTGACAGAATGGATGCATTAGTTTATGCAGTGAGCGCATTGTTAATCTCTAACCAGAAGAAAGCATGGGTTGCTTGATCATTAACTTCAGCAAAGTATTGAATAAATAACCTATATCCATCCTATATAGGTAATTAAATGGCTTACTCCCAACATAAATCAGGCATTCTATTACCTGACAGTTTTAAATCCAGTTCAAATGAAACGGCATTCAGCAGACAATACTCTGAATTTATTCTGTCTAACGATTCAGAGCACATTCATTCCCGTTCATATCGAAAATTAGCAACAGAGGCTTTTGAGAAAAATGCTGTTGCATCATCTTGCATTGATTTGGTTGCATCGAGCATTGGTGATCTTCACTGGATAATTAAAGACCGGCGTACTGGAGAACGTATCGAGGATTCAGACCTAGAAATGTTGTTACAACGTCCGTGTGTAAACATGTCTAAAAGTGAGTTTTTCTATACTGCAACTTTATATCGCCTTATATCTGGAAACATATTCATCAGAAAGATCGAATTAAACAATGGCAAAATTAAAGAATTAGAATTATTGAATCCTGCAATGATTGATATTGTCGAGAATGGAAATCGACTACCAGAACTGTATCGTTACACACCATCAAACAATGGCACTAACACAAGACAAATAGAATTCCCTGTTGATCAAATCAGCGGAGATTCTGATGTATTACATATCAAAAATGCTAGTGCAATGGATTGTCATTGGGGTACTAGTCCGTTATCACGTTGTTCAAGCGAAATTGCATTATTAAATGCGGGTCAAACTCACAATACAAATCTGTTAAAGAATGGGGCGCGACCTTCAGCAATATGGAGTTTTAAAAACGAAATTGATAAAGATCAGCAAGACGAAATGCGAGACACAATTAATAGTCGCTATTCAGGCCCACATAATTCAGGCCAGAACATTCTATCGAGTGAAGTAGATGTAAAGCCACTGTCTGTTAATGCCAGAGAGATGGATTACTTGGAAACCAAAAAAGAGTTGACCAAAATCATCTGTGCAACATTAGGTGTTCCAAGTCAACTAATCTCGAATTCTGAGGCGAGCACGTTCAGCAACATCGAAGAATTAAAATTACATTTCTATGAATCGACTGTTATGAATGCAGCATCAACATTGGCTACCGAATTAAATTACTGGCTTGCACCAAGATTTGACCCTAACTTTGAAATCTGCATTGATGAAGATCAGATTCTTGCACTACAACCACGAAGGGATCAACTAGCAGAACGGTATTCACTTTCTGAAGTTCTAACGACTAATGAAAAACGAGACCGGTTGGGATTGCCACCTATTGAGGAAGTTGAAGAAGAAGTTGAAACGGTAGAAGAAGATGCTGTTGAACCAGTCGTTCCTACAGTAGAAGAAGATGATGCAGGTGATGATGATTCAAAGTCGGCAGTTAATGACCTAATTGCAGATGCAATTGAATCAGAAGCTGAATTCGTTACGATCAATGGTGTTGAGTATGACATTGTTGTTGTTGACAATGACAAAGAAGTTGAAGAAGTTGAAGAAGTTGAAGAAGTTGAAGAAGTTGAAGAAGTTGAAGAAGTTGAAGAAGTTGAAGAAGTTGAAGAAGTTGAAGAA